CATCAGGCCCAAAGTCTGCAACCTTTACAAACTCATCATTCATAATGTCCGCTTTGATGTTGTAGTCTGCTGGGTTGGTTACGAGTGGTGTAACAACTACATTTTGCAGGTTCATTTGCCCACCTTCAGGCTGTTCGCATTCGTGCCCTTGAAAGGCATCGTCAAGAAGCCCAGCGCAGCAGACATCGCAGCAGTGACGCCAGCCGCTACCACCTTGCTTCCGTACAGTGCCATCACTTCTTCACCTTCCTTGCATCAATAGCAAGCATGACCACATCACGTACCTTTTCAAGGTCGGACGTAGACAGGAAGTCAATGTTCTCTACAATCTGGTTCACCAACAACATCTCACCAAAAGGTATCTTGACCTCTGGTAAACCAGTCTTCTTCTTTAATAGTTTACTTATCCAGCTCATTGCACTTGTACCTTTATCTGCAACGGACCAAACGTTGTCGTCGTACCACTCACTGTGCGATCAACGAACAACCGATACATGCCAGCAGGACAACCAATGCTTAGATACGTCCCTGGTGCTGTCCATCTGACGATTCCACCTGTTCCGTATTCTATTGTAGGTGTACCTGTCTCTACCACCGTGCTCGTCACATCTAGGATACGCAAGCCAAGTGTTGCCCCTGTGACAGGGACAAGGTTGTTGTCTCCATCAAACAACTGCAACTCAAACGCAGGTGTGTCTGTAGTGAACGCTTCAATGATGTCGCCTTGCGTAGTGCCTGTCTGCGTCATCTGGAATCGACCAACAAACACTCGAGTAGCTGCACCACCGATTAGGTTACTGTCAATGTAGTCTGTGCCGTTGTGAAGCAGAGCACCTTCCAACTCATTAGCGGCAGCAACACTTGTGGATACGCGGACAACGTCAGAGTCAACGTAGCCTGTGCCATCGTGGAGCAATGCACCCTTGAGTGCAGTAGCAGCAGCAGTGTCGTTAGCAACAGCGTGGATGTCAGCATCCACACGTGACACACCACCAGACTGATGAAGAGTAACCAAGCCTTCTTTGGAGTCTTGATCCGCACGTAGAACATTCCAACCAAACGTGCCGTGCGTTGTATGGTCGTTGGTCAATGCGTTCCATACGGCACTAGCAGTCTGTGCTGTTGTAAGACCACCAGAGCTGAGTTTGATGCTCATGACTGCACCGTTGGTACCTGATGCTCCTCTGACAACAACTGTGACGTCATCTGCACCAGCGGCTAAAGCCTCGTTTGGAATATCCAAACGATATACGCCAGGCATAGTGTTAGGGTTGACTTCAGCGAACCCACCACTTGTCCAGTTCTGTGTGATGTTACGTGCTTGGAGGTTTATCTGTACGTCTGCACTACGTGTACGGTTGTAATAGGCTGAGAGACCAGAGGTGGAGGCTGTGAGACCTGTAGCACCGAGGTAGAGTTCGATGCTTTGGGATGTGGAGCCGGGAGCGATTGTGATGATGGATGCATTGCGCTCAGATGGGTTGTAGACACCAACATTCCCCGGTGTTGCGTACGTTCCAGCACCGACATCAGGATTTACACCAGTCCAAGCCACACCGTAGATATCTGTTGATGGTGCGCCAGTTGCTGTTCCAGCGTTTGCGTTTGGACTCAGATAATAACTTTGTAACGCCGACAGATTCGGAAGCCCGACGATGCGTGAATAGTTGAAGTCGATTCCATAAGCCCCAGCAGTGGTTGTGTTTGCGCCAAATGTAGAAATATTGGTAGCAGATGAAGCACATCTAATCTTATTGAAATTTTCAGTCAGAGTGTTCACATGAGACAAAGTTATGCCAATAGTGCTACTGGGCAAACCTATTAACAACGAGTTATAAAGTGTTGATGGTGTGACTGTATTGGATGTATTAAAACTTATACACCGTGCAATACCAAAAATAGTACAGTTATAAATATTGACACCATTACTGGTTGAAGTTACAGTGCCAGAACCAGCAATAATCAAGCCTGCATAAGTTCCATACATATGACAGTTTCTGATAGATACATGTGGATTGTAAACAGTCCCAGATGTTGGCATTGCAATCATTAGCGCACCAAAACTTTGGAAATAACATCTCTCGATTACAATATTTGTATTTGAGGCCGCAACTGAAATATAACAGCCAGCAGGAAATGCAGCATTAGATGTGTTAACAATCGAACATTTACGGATTGTCACATCAGTAGCATTTGATGCTTCGACCATTCCTGTAGTTAAACTTCCGCCATTGTCGAAACCATCAATAAACAAGTTTTCCAACGTAAAGTACGACTTACTTGATGCAAAAAAAACACGACTTGATGCAGGGTTAGCATTATCCGTTATAAAGTTAGTCAGCCTGACAACACCTTGTGGGACACCGCTAAACTGTGCCGCAGTTGGGTCTCCCGATATTACCAATGTATTCGATGAAGTCGGAGTTATGTTCAGAGTCACTGATTCACGATACACGCCGGGTGCTATGTAAATGTAGTTCACACCTGTTGTCAGAGTGGCATTTGTTAGCGCATATTGCACCGTTTGCCACGCTTGACCAGCGGTTGAACCAGTCCCTGCGTTAGCGTTGTTACCGTCGGGCCTCACATAGTAAGTAGCCATTATTCAGCAGTCCCCGCTACGATTTCCTGCGCCATAATTACTGAAAACTGAGTGCTGTAGTTCTGTTGGAAAGCCACATCCTGCGTGACCCACCAACCGAAAACGCTTGTACCATTCTCGCCAAATGTGCCGAGCAGGTTACCGTCGTTGTCGTAGATATCACCAAAGACAATCCAGTCCCCCGGGCTGTTAGGGTTAGGCTCCAGCCTGTAGTTTTGCAGGTTCATTTGCCCACCTTCAAACTGTTCGCCTGCACACCCTTAAACGGCATCGTCAAGAAGCCCAGCGCAGCACTCATCGCAACTTTATTCATCTTACTTGTCCCATTCGACCTTCGATGTTCGACACACGGCTTTCAATCTTTCCCAAGCGTGTCTCGATGTGATTACCACGTGTCTTGACTTCTTGTATCTCATCCCGCATGCCACGGAGTTGCTCATCCATGCGAGCAAATCCCATAGCCGTTTGCACACCAGTGATAACCATAGGAAGCAACAAAGTAGCAACAGCCACTATCAAATGCCAAACTTCTAAACTCATCTGACTTCCTTTCCTGCTTCCGTATAGCGGGAGAGTATCTGGGTTTCAATGTCTTTGCGTAAATCGGTTTCGATCTGCGTCTTTATGTTAGTCTTGAATGCTGGCATATCAGCGTCTTGTCGCATAAAGAATGCGATCAACGCCGTAATAACAGCAGGTACACCAGCTCGCAAAGCTTCAATGCTTGCAATACTAGCCACCTTCATAACATGACCAAACGTAGAGTCATCTCGCAAAGGCATTCCATCCCACGCAGTATTGAACGCAGGTAATGCACTAGCGAAGAAGCTGCCGATGATAACCCACCACAAGCGACCATATGCAATGTTCATGCTTTACGCCTTTCAGCCTTCACAGTAATGAACACTGCGTCAGTTCTACCCGGGTCACTACCGGTAATCAGGTAGTCAATGTCATTAACCCTCAACCGCTGATACTGCGTTACTTCAGCGTTAGCGGGAAGGATAATCTCAGCATCGTACAAAGGTTGCGTCTTCTTGCCAGCAAACTCTTCGTTACGTGCCTGTCGCGGTAATCGCACACGACAAGGGAAAGTCTTGTAGCCACCAGGCGCAGGGACGAGCGTGTACTGCACGTTAGACGAGCCAATACTAGTAGTCGGTCCAGTGTTGACTGGTCTAAGCGCATACGCTGTGTCAGTGAGTAATCTTGCCTGCATCTGCGTAGACAAGTAGCCCATCATGCCCTTGCTTGGTGTTGCAGGTATCACGGTACCCACATATCCATAAAGGAGTTAGCCATGCGTACACAATGCGCGTGTCGCTGCTGTAGTTCGAGTTGGAGCCATTCATCGGAAGTGTTGATGTCGTTCACACACTTCAAGGCTTTCAACGTCCATGCCGCCTTAGCAAGACCAGACAAGTCGTAGTTATCTGTCGGCGCGTCGCCTTCATCCTGCCAGTAGCACGTGTTGTCTGTCACAACATAGCCCACTTTACTTGCACGTAAAGTAGGCCATGATGGTTGCGTTGCACCAGTCGTACCTGACTCAATACACCTGTACAGGCGGTTGTTGGTCAGTACCTTGATGCGGTAGTTGCCGTTGAAAGCGGTAGAAGCTTCCCAGTCATTAGCAATCTTGTACCTATTTACCAGTTGCACCAATTCATCCGGTGAAAGGACCGGATCAATATTGGCATCCGCGTATGTCGTCAGCCAGTTGATTGCTTCTATCTGTGTCACTTCTACCGCCTATACTTACGAACCGCCGTTGAGGAAGATGCCACCTTCGACAGTCGTCGCATCCTGCGTCACAGGAACCTGTGTTGCATTCCACAACTTAGCGTCAAGGTAGTCAACCGTTGCGTTCTGCGTTGCACGGCTAGTAAGGATACGGAAGTATCGCTTCTTTGGCTTGTGCACTTCGAAGAAGACAATCTTGTTGTCATCTGTATCAGAGATTGTAACACTACCACCGGTTACGTCAGTAAACGTGGAGTTGTCATCGGACCACTGAAGCTTGGAGCTTGTAACAGCACCAGCAACGATAGCACCCATTACCAACTGGAAGCAGATGTTGTTGAATCCAACAACGTCAATGCTGTCACTGGTGATAGCGGTTGCGCCAGCAGCACCAACAAAGTTGGTTCCATCTGGCTTCATGCGCTTGTGGTAAATCTCTTTTTGGATTTGGCGAAGAACCATAATCGTTTCCTTTCAATCGGGGAGGATTACTCCTCCCCTATGTCACTATGCAGATACCTTGTGAGCAATCAGCTTCCATGGTTCCACTGGACGTCCGCCGTGTCGGAAGCGTCCAACGAGTCCAACCTTGTTGTTCTCTGCGTACTTCTCAAGGAGAACCTGTACAGAAAGTCCAAGGCGGTTTACCAAGTAATATCCAGACCAGTCGCCGGAGATAACTGGGTACGCGTTAGCCGCAACGTTTGGCATGAATCCACTGTACACAACAGGGTAGCCAAGAAGCGTGTCAACACGTGAACCAGCAAGACCGGAATCCTGATAGCCATATGCAAACAGGTAGCGGTTCTGGAGGTCCTTGAGTTTGTCAACAGAACGCTTCGTCGAAACGCGGTTCATGACAACCTTGATGTTCTCGTTGTACTGCTCTGGGAGAGTATCAATGAGGTCGATCAGGCCGTCAGCTGTCAGCAACGATGCGTTACCGGAATTGACGATACGTGGAGTATCAGCAGTTCCGATAGCGGACAGGATACCGAGAGGCTGGTTTACACCGGAGCCACTAAGAATCATGCGATCGCGCTCAAGAGCGATGGTCTCATCGAACTTGTCAGCAATCCATCCCTGGATGTCAATAGCAGCATCTTCCAGCATGTTGCGGGTGATACGGCTCTTCATCATACCGGTGTAGACATCGATACGAGTTTGACCAAAGAGGTCAGCATCGTCAACGAGTCCTTCGTTGTCGGTTGGTGTTTCACCGGTATAGGTCACACGGAAACCAGTGCTGTAGATGTCGTTGCTGTCAACATAGTTGACCTTTGGCATCTCGATAGCATCACGGCTAGTGGAAAGTTGAGTCACGAGACCAGCAACACGTGTAGGAGTAGCCAGACGGGTTACAACACGGTTGATGATTTCAGGTGTGACAAAGTATCCACCCTGTGGGTCAAGTCCTACTTCAAGGTCCTTGAGAGCAGTGCGTCCGAGTCCGGTAACACCCTTGCGGAGATACTCACCGAATGCTTGCTTGTAAGCATTGGAGTTCATATGCTCCCAGACAGACTTGGTAAACGTACCCTCGCCGATATGGTTGACTTCCATCTCTTCGCGGGAACGTGCTACGTCCGTGTGTCCAGCCTTGGTGTACATGACGTTACCAGGAAGGTCGTTCACTGGCTCAGAAAGCCATGCCTTCTCATCCTGTGCAGCCTTCACTGCGTCATACTGCTGTTTAGCAACTGCAATCTGGTCGTTAATCGACTTAACCTTTGCCAGGTCATCAGAACTAAACTCAGACTTCGTGAGAATCTGGTCGCGTTCCGCCGACTTGGCCTTGATACCATCGACAATCTTAGTAAGATCCATTTGATCTCTCCTTACTTGATTGATAGCTCAAAGATTTCTTTATCAATATCAGCACTAGCCTTCAGAGCTTCCACCAATGCTGACTGTGATTCGGCTTTCGCGACATCCCGCTGCTTCCAGCCTTGTGATGCAATTATCTTTGCATCGCTCTTTGAGAAGCGTCCACTAGTGTGTAACCACTTCTCGAAGTCTCTAACCGTTGTCAATTGTACAGACTTGACTTGATTCATAAAGTCGTCGCCGATCGCATCAATATGCGACACGACAATCTTAGCCTTATCTGCAAACTCATCCAACGCTTCACCAACCATTTCCGGTTCATCCGGGTTGTTAGCAATATACGTCATCAAACGACCAAACAACATCTGTAAGCCATACAAAGATAGTTCGTCGTTGATACTGCCAAGCATTCCGGTGTCTTCGGCTTCTTCTCCAGCCTCGTCTTCAGGAATACCTTCTTCTTCTTCTTCCTCTTCTTCGTATTCCATTTCGACTTTACGCGGCATCATCTTCTCTTCGTCGTCTTCTTCTTCCATGTCGTCTGCATCGTAGGCGCCAAACATAGACTTGTTCTTCATAATGGTGTTACGACATCTCTTAGCAAAGGAGAATCCAGCGTCTCCGCCCCATGCGTCCCATGCAACACGACCAGGGGATGGAAAGCCTTCTTCTCCTGTGCTAAATCCTTTAGCCTTTTTGTCCACTTCGTGGCGGCTGAAGAACGAGTACATCCTAAGTACTGTTTGTGCTGACAACGACTCGCCCTTGACAATCTGATTGGCTCTAGCCCAACCAACTGCCGTAGCGCCATCGTGTCCAGCCTCGCGCCATGCGATAGCTCGCTTCGCAGCGGACTTCATACCAGATGTAGGCTTGAATGTCTTCTCTTCCTTGACTGCATCCATAATCAAAGACTTGACCGGCATAACCTGGTTACGTGGCTCAGCTGGACAAGGAGTCAACGACGCTTCCGCAATAGGCCATGAAAGAATCTCTTTACGATCAGTGCTCTTACGAGAGTAAGAAACCAGATGAGGAGCAGCACCGCTAGAAAGTCCAAGGCGCCCTTCTTTCAGTAACTGTGCTACCTTAGCCATGTACTTGTTGTTGATTTCAATCTGACCTTCATACCAAAGTCCAGCATCATCCATCTTGACTTTGCCGTGACCAATTACTTGATTGCCAAATACATCCGTGAATCCATGACCGTAGTACAGGTTCAAGTCAAACACATCACCAGACTTCATCGGGCGACCAAAGTCAGTATTGCGGGTAAAGAATTCACCGGTAGTATCGTTCGCATTGCCGGCGTCGTCAAACCGGACAAGATACCCAGCAAACTTACCATCGGAGGATGCTTTGACTGCGTCCCCAATCCAACACAACACTTCGTTATTCACTTGATCCACCAACCTTTTTCAAGTCCGACGGGGACGGAATGGCTATCTCTTCACTTGATTGTTCACGCCGGGATATGTCTTCACTTCTTGGTTTTGTACTAGCAAGCGAAGGTGTAACTACAGGCGCTTCTGTCGTAGCAAGATACTCGGTACGAGCATCAACGCTCTCCATGTCAGCCTGCATTGCTTCATGGAACGACAACTCACGACCAACTTCTTCTCTGGCTTCGTCAACAGTAATGATTCCAGCAAGTACGTCGGCACGTGCTTCACGGCGGGAATCAAGGACATCAGACTTGAGTTCAAGGATGCCAGAAGTATCGTAGAAGACCCAAAGGTCTTCACTGTCTGGGTACGTGCGGAGAACCTTGCGTGTCAACTCATAGGCGACAAGCTTCATAAGTGGGATAATCCCACCACGCCAAGACTGCTTGATTGACTCTTGCTTGTTGTTGAACGTTGCTCTCTGTACGCCTGTCCAAAGACCAAGCGACAGCGGATCAAGACCAAGTGCAGCCGGAATGCGCGTTTCAGGCATCGACCGCACATCGTTGAGCGCCATCTCGTCTGGCTTGAATCCCAACTGATGCATGTCCAACGCGCCAGGGATAAACCTTGGCTTGCCTGGCTCACGACTCATCTTCTCTTGCAAGCGACGCGTCATATTGTCAGCTTGTTCAGGAGTCATCGGCGCTGCTTGCTCACCACCCTCGAGCTTCAGAATCTTGGGGGTAAATACGACCGGAGGTACACCACCGGAGGAAGCGAGTCCAGCGCTGAAATCACTGTAGGAGTTGTCGGTAATGATTTCGCGATAAAGAGGCGCAAGAGGCGAAACGCCCTGTAGAGGTAGACGCTCATCGATTCCATACTTGATGTGTACAACGTCTTCCTTCTTCAACTTCAACACTTCGCCAAATGGCGTGTACTCGTAATGCGCTAAGTAACCTTGTTCATTTGGGATAGGACGAATCCAACGAGCAGGAACCCAAGACAGGTGAATTGGCGTGTTACTTCTGTCCCGCGTTACATAAATATAAGCGTTTCCCTTACGAATCAAGTCAGTAAGGACAGACCACATCAACTGTGTTCCACCGTAGTTGTCGTTAGGGAAGTCAATCAATGTTTCAAGAGGATGCTGTTTCTCTAATCCCTTGTAGTTGACACCATCACGGGTGCCAACAGACACAGGCGCCTGCTGCCATGACGTAGCAATGAAGTTGATACAAATGCTTACAATAGCATTGTCGCGTCCTTCATTGGCTTGTGCTGGGTCTAACGTGCGATACGGAGAGAGTAGGTCAGAGAAAGATTGGAAACCGCTGATGTATTGACCATAGGCGTAACGTGGCAAAGGAGTATCATCACCAATGGATAACTCATTGATTTTCTTGATACCAAGTCGTTGTAAAGCTTTATCCCAAAATGCCATGTAGCCTCGCTAAAAAGTATACAGACCGATACAAATTCCAGAACTGAATCAGATAATCAACGTCAAGTCT